TTTAATTGTTTCAAGGATTGTCATTCCATACTTACGAAACCATTGAATAGCATTAATAATTTCCTGAAACATTTCTTTGATTACTGTTCCAACTTCCCTACATTTTGCAACAAAATCTTTATTCCAAGTCCTTGTTTTTGCTACATTATCAAATACAATGACAGAATTTTGGAGTTTCATCAACTCTGCTTTTACCATTTCAAACATAGGACTAAACGTGAATTCCAATCCTTGCTTTGCAATGTCCGTTACGTTTGAGACTAATCCTTTAAATGTTTTTTGAGTTTCAACACCCATCAACGTAAAAGGTTTAAGAAGATCCATTACAGCAGCATAAAATCCAGGCCCATCATTTTTAAATTGCTGTTGTATCTGCTTTAAAGTATCTATGCCTAAAATAGCGGCAAGCCGGGACCTATTGCCGAGTGGGCCTTGGCCAAGTATGGCCCTTATATTAGTCCCGACTTGCTGCATTGGCATATCAACTGCACCTGCCATTTGTGTGACAGAGGTTACAAAGTTTTCAACTTGTTCCCTGCTAAATCCTTTTTTCATTGCAACAGGTAATGCAATCTGATAAATTTTAACCAATTCATCCAAAGTTGCAATTGTTGCCATATTTGCAATTTTTAATCGTTCAATTGTTTCAATGGAATCACTTCTTGCAAGAACAAGAGCCTTATCCATTTCCAGTATTTTCCCAGTAGTTTTGTCTACATAATCCCCTTGAAGCAGGAATGATGAAGCAATGCCCAAAGTGGAATTTTCGATCAATGCCATGAAATCGAATGCTTCTTTTAATGCCATTTTTACAAGGCCAACAGCTTCCCGAAATGTACGAAATACAGCAAGTGTGGCACCAATCCTGATGATACGATCTTCAATCCGTTCCATCAATTGACCAGTTTCTCTGGCAGGACCATGCAGACTTAGCAAAGCATTTTTAGCAGCACCATACCCAGAAATGGAAGAAGCACCAACCCGGAGCATTGACGCTTGCGCCCGATTGGTGCTTTCCATTATATCCAGATTGGCTTTTGTGATAACGCGGGCACCTTCGGCATATCCTGAACCATCTAATCCTGCTCTCATGATAGTTTCAGACATTTTATCCCCCTGGTGCCTTGTTTTTTTCGTAATAATGCTCCAAAAAAGCATTATCAATGTGGGTTATAATTTTAAAGTAATCTCTTCTTTCATCAGGATCATAAATTTCATGTTCATCTAACCAAGCAATTTTTGCTTTATATGGTATTTCAGCAACTCCCGCCGACGTAAACTGTCTACTACCTGACAAATCAAGATAGGCTTGCCAATAATCCTGTTCAAACTGATCAAGTCTGGGGCGATTGCGGATACTTATTGGAATATCTTCCTCAGTCTCCGCATTTTTCGCCAACCCCTCCAAAAATTCTAATCTTTTTGGATCACTACCCCATTGAAGATTCCAATTGAGGTAGTCTGTCAGTTTTTTCCTTCATCTTCCAATTGACGCTGACGGAAAAGATTAAAGTTTGATGCTACTTTTATAACATCCTCAAACAATCTCTCACCAAGAGAGAATGCCTGAACAATGCTAAATTCATTCATTTGCAAGATCGTTCCTTCAGCATCAAAAATACCATCCTGCCATATGATGTTTTCATCTTCATCTTTACCTACGTTTACCTGCCAGTTAAGAACAACCGTGGCTGCATAAACTTCAGCGAGTATTTTCTGAAATTCTTTATCAGGAAAACTGTCACTCCGAATCCTTGATTCATGGGGTTTCAGCTTCAGTTTCAGTAACCTGGTGTACCTTTCATTCTCATTTCCAGCGTAGGTTACTGTAATCCGATTATCTTCATCTTCAAAAATAATCCCTGCTTTTTTGATTACGGGGTCAACATGGTACTTTGCATAAGGGTTACGTTTGCCTTCTTCCATTTGGATTACTCTCCTTGTTTTGAATTCTCACTGTCTAAGTGAGTTGTGCTAAATTTTGTGTTGTTGAGCGTCAAGGAGATCACTTTCCCTTGACGCTCAACTGTTTACCTTTCGACAGTTAATGTCATATCATCAGTTCATTATGAAGCTGATGGTGAAGATGAAGGACTCGAACTCGGGCTTGAACTCGGGCTCGATGATGGTGAAGAACTTGCACTGGTTGACGGCGAAGAAGAAGGAGACGAATTTGTTCCGTCGGCGCCGAAGTAGTCGATCTGAACTGTTTTTCCACCAAAACTGGAAGTTACATCGGGATTACCTTCAACTTCAAAGTCAGCCATAACATCTTGGCCTGGGCCACCTGCAACTATTTTTGGATTCATGATTGTGGCATTACAGAAAGTTATCATGTATCCTTCGGTGTCAGTAAGAGCAGGAGAACCATCAATTGCATAGAAGCTGATGGGGCCTTTTTGCTCATTCTTAAACTGGGTATAAAGGGTAAAATCCTTGAAGTAAGAAGTTAATTGCCCAGTTACAAGCATTTTACCTTTTCTGATACCTTGTGCCGCCGCAGACCCAATTCCGTATTGAGCGGCTGCATTTTCTTTATTCCACTTAACCCCCATTTTCTGGATAACTGCATCAACAACCGCCGGGACACCTGGGGTAAGCCCTGAATCAACACCCCTCCATACAGGACCAATCCCATTTACAGAGTCGATTACTGTTCTTGTTGGTGCTGCAACGTAGGTTGCTCCAGCAACCTCAGTAGTTGCTGCAAGTTCTTCTTTATTCAGGAAAGCAATCGTTCCTTGAAGGTAACTACCAACACCAACATCAAGAGAACCCCCTGTTCCAAAAGCTCCGGGGTACCTCATGAGTAAAGCTGCCGCAAATTTCTTTTGTGCTGTTACTGTCTGGACAACAGTTCCATTCCTAAGCATGGAACCTTTGATCGTGCAAGCCCCCATTGCAGTTGCATCAGCAACCGTAGGAGTTCCAGAGAAACAATCCATTGTAAGAGTAGTTGCCCCAACTGTCAGAACTCTTCCTATCCCACAGTTTACAGCACTTCCTGCAGAAAAGAGTTTCAAAAACTGCCCTACAGCAACTGGATTCACACCTGTAAAATCTCCGGAAATGCAGGTCAATGTCAGTGTTTTTGCGCTGGCATCAGCAACAGTTACAGCAAAATCAGACCCTGAATGGAATATAGTATTTGACCATACTCCACCAAGAGAAGCTGCAATCAATCTGTTTGAGGCAAGCCCCGCCGACACGGAGAAATTGATCGAACCTACTGAAGTTTCTTTTGTCGTAATAGCTGCCGACGCTTGTCCTGAAGGATCAATTTCATTTGGTCGAGTCCTGTCTTTCGATCCTGTGAAACCTTCACCATCAAGACGAATGTTTTGAAATACTGGATTGTCAGGAGTAACTCCCCAAACATCTTCTTCAACATAAGACATTATCAGGTCGTCACTGTCCATCGCCGCGGAATAATCTGTTGTTGCCATGTCTATCTCCTTTCGATTTAATGAAGTGAATCACTTTGGAATGAAACATTCAAATTCACTTGGTACCATCCATTCCTGTCAGTTCCTATATCAATCACACTCGCTTCCCTACATCTTACGGTTGCACCACACCAATTTCTGAATATATCTGCAAGGGCATCAGCTTTTTTCCTTACTGTTATAGTTCCAGTTCCTGTAGGAGCAAAGAATTGAATTATTAATACCCCTGGTGTCCTGAATGTCTTTACTGGAGAACCTATATCCATTGCTCTTGATTCCCCAAATACAACTGTAAATCTTGTCCAAAGAACAGATGGTGTTTCAGCATTACTACCTGGACGATCAAAATCTTCATTAGGAAATTCAGTAGGGGGAACAGTCCAAGTAGCTGTACCTGTATTGTATTTATTACGAAGTTCCTTAAAGATTGTTTCGTTATCCCCCATTAGTTTTGTCCTCTAAAAATCGAATTTATTTCCTTTGCAGAAAAACCATATCGAAACATTGCTTGCCTTGTTTCTTTCATTGTTTGAGGATAATCCCAACCTTTTGATTGAATAAAAAGTTTCGTTTCCTCAATTGCAATCGCTACCATCCCGTTCGGTGCTTGATCACTCCAACCATTTTCTAATGCAGGTATGTAATGAACATTGTTAAACACCCAAAGGATATCAAAAGCTCCTTTATTACCAAATTTTTCAACAAGTGATCCTTGTTTCATTGAATCAAATTGTGATCTTACCTCATTTTCTGTCCTTAATCTTGTTGGATTACCATATTTTCCAATTGTATCGTTAGGGGGATTATTCATACTCACCCGCCAGTTAGTTAATGCAAACCCACCTTTAAACCCTTTCCATTGTGAATTATCTGGTGCTACTGGGCATCTTTCTCTTATTTTCCTAAACAAGAAAATGATAATTTCAATCTGCCTACGTTTATACTCTGTAGGAACTTCCCTTTCACTAAAAATATTTAGGTCAGTTTGAAATTGTCGAAGGTTCCAAAATGCCATTGGTTTGTTCCTTTTTAACCTCTTCAAGATCATGATTATTAAGTAAATTCCATTGATTACAAGATTTCCTTAAACATTTAATCTTGATACTACCATATATATAAATCTCAACAGGAACAATTAATGTATCTTTTGATTTACCGAAACAAAAATACCAGCGTCCGTTTTCTTGCTGTTCAATCAAGCGTTTACCACAATGTTTACAGCACACAAAATTCTTCATGATACACTCGGTGAAGCACTTGGTGAAGATGATGGTGATGGAGAACTAGACGGAGAAGGACTAGAACTCGGGGAATGACTAGGGCTGGTCGATGGTGACGAAACATACCCTGTTTCCCTTTCATCTTCAACTAATGAAAGAACGTGAATTCCTGGGTATTGATGTTTTTCAATGTCCTCAACTCTGAAATAATCCGTGCTTGAAAGATACAATCTATCAAGTCTTTTTACCCCATAAGAAGAAGGTACATAACATTTTAATCTATAATTAGGTTCTTTTCCTGTTTCTGTAAACTTATTAACGGCCGCTGTTCTTATATCGTTGAATATTAAACCATATATTGGAAATTGTCGAACTGTCCAACCAGTTGTTATTTCTTCAGTTGTAGGATCTGTTATTCTTGTAGGAATAAGAATCCTTGAATTTACAGGAAGATTACATTTAAAAAATACTGCATTATATTTAACAACAAAATCCTCAAAATCATCGGTTGTTTTATTCATTACAATGAATGAATCTCCAAAGGATTGAACAATATCTCCTGGAACAACGACCGTATCATGTGACAATGTTGCATCAAAATGATTCTCTTGGAATGCAGGATCTCTAACGAGTTCCCTTATATCTAACATTATTTTTTCAGTTAAATTTATAGGTGACCTTACTACCGTGAAAGTAGAACCTAATTCTTCTATTACTTCAGCAACATCTGGTCCTAAATCATCAGCCATTTTAGTCACCCAAATTCAAGTAAAGCGTCAAATCATCATAGGTTAAATCTCTCCCAATATAATCATATCGGAATCCGTTATTCAATGATGTACCAAAAAGCAGATATGATTCAATACCTGCAAATACTTCCATTGAATCTGTTAGAGCATTTTCAAACTCTATATCCATGGAAGCAACAAGTTTCTCATAATGATCAAACCTATGTTGAAGATTTATTTGATTATATTTAAATTTTTGAGCGGAAGCTACCCATAAAATAAAGCAACAATGACGCAATGCCCTTTTTGTAATCCACATTATCCGAGTTGAGTCAGTTTCAGGAAGTACCCAACCCAACTCGGATAATGCTGAATTGATAGCCGATTCATATCCTGCATCAGAAACCAAAGTTGACGAAGATGATAACAGTATTTCAACGGCTGTCTGAATGTCGGCTAACTCTGCCATGATTATTTCCTCTTAACGAGTCTTGATACGTTTTGCTGATTTACCCCTTCTTTGGCTATTTCTGCCTCTGCAGGTAATATACTTTTTGTGTTTACAACTGGTACTTCTTTTACATCTCCGCCTGGGATTTGCTTGATTATTTTTGCATTTTCCAGATTATTTTTAACAAACTCCGGAAATGGTTCTGAAAAAACTGTGCCAGCATAAACCAACTTTCCATTTTCTGTTCTCAGATTGACCAACATTTTTGCTTTCATAAATTAAACTCCTTACTGGATTATTAACTTGTACTCGGTGAAGAACTTGGTGAACTTGATTCACTTGCACTCGGTGAAGATGATGCACTGGTACTTGGTGAAGATGATGGAGACGAAGATGGACTACCTGACGCATTGTTTCTTTCCAGTTCAGCAACACGGAGAAGCAATGCTGCATATTGCGTTTGCAAGGTAGCCACATCATCTTGCAGATAATTAAGAGCCTGCCTTTTGGTAAATATTGGCCCTGCCATTTTAAAACCTCCTTTTAGAAAAGGGGTGATTCTACATCACCCCTTTTTCGACCTGTGAATTAATCCACTATGTATTTGAAGATTGCATCGGGGTGATACATAACGGGGAGGCCTTTGTCTTGAACACGGAGCCAGATACCTTCAGGATCCCATTCAAGTTCCGTATCGGCAAAGAAGCCCCACCTGCGGGTCACACCGTAAGGTGCTTCCATGAATTCTGCGATTTTCTCCCCATCTGCCATATCGTTCATGAGCAGGAATTCATTGTCAGCAATGAACCGTTTCTTCATAACAACTTTATCTTTGCTTGCAATGAAGGTTCTGGCAGGGGCTTCATCGACAGTGATGGTGCCAGCGACCGGGTCAACCGCGGTGATTGTTTGATCTTCCCAGGTATTGTAGATAGTGGAGCAAATGAATCGAGCAGTTCCACCTACTTCAAAATCAGTAGCATCGTCCACGTATACGGTCGTGGTGCTTGTATTGGCGGTAAGGTATGCCTGAACCTCGTAAAGTTCATCGTAAACATACAGTTTACCGATACCGAGAAGGGCAGCCAGAACCGGGCCAGGGTTGGCGAACAGATCGCCGTTACCGAAAGCAGATTTTTCAAGCAACGCCTGGATCTTCGGGTCGATTACAAGCACTTTCAAAAGATTGGCATTCATCATGGCGAAAGCAGGAACGATACCTGCATCCGTGGCGAGAACCTGTTTTGCATCGAAAATATCTTCAACAGGATTCCGGGAAGTGCCATCAACCCAGCTACGAGTTGTGGGGTCAAGAGTTACAAAATGTGTCGAAGGAATACCATAACTGATGGCAAATTTTGCACCACCATTCACGGAGTAGTTGATCGCCCCCTGAAGGATCATCTGGGAAGTCATCCATTCCCGACGCCGCTGGCAACGATATTGAAGTTTTCTTGTTCCACGGGCGAGTTTTCTTTCTGCGGTTTGGAAAGTTGCGGTTGTACCGGGTTCACGAAGGTTATTCAAAAACTCCTCGTCAAAATACATTTTTTCTTTCCAGTAAGCCGCTCTTGCTTCTGCCTGTGCCACCCCGTCAATACCAACTGTCGGAGCAACCGAGCCAGGTGCAACAAACGGTGTCATTCCCCCAGAAGCATATTCAATTTCCCATTTGATCGAATCGCTGGGATATTGCTGGGACGCAAACAGATTTGTGAAAAAATTCCCCGGAATCTTATCAAACTTGGAAATCAGTTTGTTAAGAGTTTCCAAATGTAATGATGGAATACCTTCAAGTCCTTTCATCTGAATTCTACCTCCTTTTCTTTTATTTTACTTATTTGAGTATGATATGTTGCCCATCGGAAACTGCACCGAGGGAAGTTATCGCCGCTGCCGTACAATTGATCAATGAAGTGGTATACAGAATTGCATTGGAAATGACAACCGAAGCCAATGCACCGACTGCATCTTCACCGACACCTGTATCAACATCTTTGTCGAGGATGTATGCAGCAATGGAAAACGGGGTAGAACCAGAAACGACGTACACATAGGCATGTTTTGCTACGGTTGCATTGGTTGCTACATATGCGCCGCAGGTAATATCTGCCATGATGCCGGAAGTTGTGCGGTCGATTGCTGTAATAACACCACAGTCAACCAGACCATCACCAGAAGTGTTCTGATAGTACAATTGGTCCCCGACCACAAATTTGTAGGAATCATTAAGACTCACATAAACGTGACCGGACGAACCATTTGCCACCATTGCAGCAAGTCCGAGTGCTGCATCAGTGTTGAGTGCTGCGACCTGGCTACCATAAACAGGAACGTAAGGAACCAGCAAACCTGCATTCCCTGCCGCCGAAGTGTTCTTGGAAAGAACTGTCCCTGCTTTCAAAACGCCATACCCCGCAGCAAGCGTTTTGTCCTTGATAAGAGCAATGTCCCTCTTGGAGAAAAAGAGCTTCTTGATGCCAGCACCTTCGGGGTTGTTTACAACTTGCGGAATGCTTCCACCTAAACCTTTCATTGTGAAACCTCCTTATTATTTATTTTATTATTCCTTTTCGTCGGCGCCCTGACCACAATATTTGAGCATTCTGCCAACAGCCGCATCCCTTACTTTTTCACCTACTTTTTCTTTTCCGTCGCCTTCAACTATTTTTGTAGAAAAACCGAAACCTGAAACCGTATCTTCTTCATCTTCTTTGGTCCAATCCTTCAGTTCTTCATCAACAGCGGCGCCGAATGCCTGGGTATCAAGTTGCCCTTCCTTAACAAATTGTTCATGATTTACAAGCTTTCTTACTTTGTCATGAAGACGAGGGGCAATTTCAGCGGCAGTAAACTTGGTGTCAAAGATGCCGTTTGCTGTGAATTGAATTTCTTTTTCTTGTCTGAGGGTTTCATTCTTTTCCAGAACAAGAAGCCTTTTACTTGTACCTTGAATCTCTTCGGAAAGTTTCGTATTGGAATCATTCAATTCCCCATTTTTCTCGGTGAGGGCTTTGATTTGTTCCGAATACTTTTTCTCCGCGTCAGAAGAAATACTTGCCACAAGCGCGGCAAATTCTTCCGGACATTCTGCCTTAAACTGTTCGATGTTCATTTTGTTTGTATCCTCCTTTTTTGGAATTTTTGTTTCTTCCTTGAATTTGTGGATTTCTACTGTAATTTCTTCATCATTTTCAGACATTGCCACTGATTTTGTGTTTGGATCGTAACCAAAAGTACAAACTGACGCTTCTTTAAAGATTGTTTTTCTCCAGATAGTTCCTGGTCCTTTGAATGTATATCCGTTAACCTCCACAGATTCCCCGTCTGAAATTTCTTCAATAACCGTAGGAATTCCGTACCAAGATGCTTCGTAAGGAAAACCAGCTTTTGAATTTTGACGGAATGCAAGACTTTCAGGTGTGTCGATAAAGGTAGATTCTGCAACAGTAAGTTTATTTCCTTCTGTACTCATCTTTGTTGCAAAACCAATTTTCTTGGAAGTATAATGATCTTCGAGGACGGGCATTTTCTTTTTTGGAAAAGAGAAGCCTGATATATCAATTACAAGGTCTCCCCAATACCAATGATTTTTTATAATTCCACCAGAATAACAAACCATGTCAAGCGTTTCTTCGGTGGAACCATCACTGGCTTTTGATACACCAGCAAAACAATGTTCATCATTGAATTGCAAAGCATTTCTTTTCAGAACTTTGGTTTCCGAATTCATGATAGTCTCCTCTTCTATAAAAAATCGCAGTTACTCTACCTAATAACATTAACAACACATAGAAGTCAAGACTTTTTTACCTGTGTTTTATTATTATTTGGTATCCATTATATCTGCGAGTTTTCCCCAGGGACTTAACTCGTATGTTCTATGTTTTCCTCTTCTGGGACCAGTAAAATTAGAACTATGTCGAATATCAATATTTGGATATTTAGTCTCAAATAAATCAGACTTAAATTTTTTGAGGTGGGTTTCAAGGTAAGGGGATAAATAACAATGCTCTCCACTAACTGCATACCTAGCAGCTTTTACAATCTCAGGAGGAAATGAACCTGGTTCTCCTAACTTTTTAAGAATTTTCAATCCTGCATTAAGCAAATACAATCTTTCCTCAATTGATTCAATCAGCAATTCTCTATTGCAAATCAACTGGGATAATGCTTTTCGTCCATAACTCCATTTACTATACATTCCATTTAATTCAGGATGATTGCCCATCCATTCAACTAACCAACAATTCTCATTGTAATAAAATGTATCTTCAGTAGGAGGATTCCAAGCAAAATGTTCTTCTGTATATAAAACATCGTGTTCTGCTATGGCAATATTCTTTGTTGTAGCAACTTTTAATCCTTCAAGTTGTTGTTTATAAATATTCATCCAATTTCTTCCAATATCACCAACGCAAATATTTTTAC